CAGGCAGCCTGGTGGTGGGAGGTGGACCAGAGATGGAAAGACCTGGCTCAGACGGAGCTAGAAGACCCTGAGCTAGCAGCAGCCCTCCTCCAGCAAAAGACCGCCATCAACCAGCTCCTCGAAACCGTCGTCCCCCGGCCCTCGAAACAGGACCAGCGGGAGTATCGAGAGTTCAAGAAGCTCTACCAGGTGCCCCGGAAAGTCAAGATCAGACTCCCTGCCTTCGCCAAGACCCTGGGAGTCCACTGGCCCTGTACCGAGAACGACCTGAAAGCCGTCTGGAAGAAACTCGCCCTTCAGCACCATCCAGACCGAGGGGGTCGCCAGGAAGACTTCATCCGTGTCAAGGCCGCCTACGACCAAGCTTGCGAACGGCTAGGGTGATGGAGCCGAACGACGACCCCGTCTGGGCAAGTAGGGCAAAGAAGCTCCAGGGGTGGCTCCGGGAGGTTGGCCCGAAGTCGAGTGCAGAGGTCCATCGGCAGTGGTGCAAATCCCACAACACGGGGATGCTGACCAACATTCTGGCCTACGCAGACGGTGTGTATGTCCAGAACATCCGAGGCAAGTGGTGGGCGATGCCCGTTTCGGACAAGGACTTCAGCAAGGCGATGGCAACTGTCCCGTCTGCTCCGTCACCTGTGGAATGTCCGGCTGGATCCGAATCTGTCGAGGACGTGTATCCGGAACAATCCTCAGATCGTCCAAAGCAGGGCGTGGATGATCCAACTGGCAAGCCTCCTCCACCAGACTGTTCCACATGATCCTTGGGATCTCTACGGTACCGTTCTCCCAAGCCTGGACCTCGGGTACGGTAACCCCAAGAAAGGCTGCTGTGTCCGCCTGAGTCTGCTTGATAGCCTCCCTGATGAAGGCGAAGAACTGGCTGTAGGGGATCCCCCATCGTCCCAGAGTAGTGGCCGCCCTCAAGTAGGAGGCATCTTGAGCCGCTTGGGAGAAGTCCGATGGCCCAGCCGCCGAGGAGATGCCCTGGAGCTGTGCCACAAAAGAGATGCCCGTTGTCCCCACAGGCATCAGGAAGTCAGCAATCACATCGATTCCAGCCCTGACCGGGTAGATAACTGTCCCTGGGGGCTTGGGTATGACTGGCATCACTCAGCCCATTCTACAAGAAGTTCCCACACTGTTCGACTTGGGCCTGCCGCTACAGGCGGTGGTGGGGCTTCCCTCGTGACCTCGGAGGTCCACCACCCTCGAATGGTGGGGTTGGCCGGAGCAAGGGTCTGTGTTTTAACTCGCACCACAGCGTCCAGGATGGCATCGGCTTGGGACGGGGAGGGTGAGCGACGGTCAATCAGGTCGAACCGCCGAGTACGGACTTCAGGGGTCCCAAACAGAGGACTGGACATGATTTCAAACTCAGGGATCATGACTATGGGCGAACCCCCTGTGAGGGTGACAGTTCCCCCTATGCCAGGAGTGGCTGTTCCTCCAGTAGTTCCGACACGGGTTCCACCAGGGAGCTGGAGGCTACCCCTGAATCCCCCTGGAAATATGTCCCCGTTCCGGTTCGGCGTCTCTGGGTTATATTGGCCAAAGATGTCCTCCCAATCACCCTGGCTCATCCCCAGGGGTGGGGGTGTAGCCTGTAAGGGCCAACGATCTAGCTCCTCTCGCAGTGCAGCAAAGTGCTCCCGAGTCAGGGGGACGTCGGCCGCCCAACCGTGGCGGTGAGGAGAGGCGAAGGTTCCAGCCTGTGCCCTCAGGGTCGAGAGGATCTCAGCATCCGACTGGTCTTGGATTTGCCGGAGAAGGGTCGCTATCTGTTGCTCTAAGGGGTCCGGCATAACTCAGTTGAGAGTGCGTCCATGCTTCTTGGGGACAACTTGAAGTGGTTTGGCCTTGGGCTCACTGTGATGCTCTGACTCGTAAGTGGGTAACCCAAGCCATATAGCACATTTTTCTTCAACGTCGTCTTCCCCGTCCACTTCACTCCCCTGGTGAAATGAGACCCCACATCCCCAGGTCTGGTCCTTGTAGAGCACCAGGTCGATAGCCCAAAATCCGTCGAAGGTGTCTGAAAACCACGTCCAGGTGGTCTGCCCATCCTCCTGGGGCTCTGGAGTAGGCCCCGAAGGATGTAGACAGAACTGCGGGAGCTGGCCCCGCATGGGGTCTTGGTACGTGAAGACCCCACTCGGTTCCAAGTCCTCGCCCTCCACCTGGCGTAAGTCACCGGATGCAATGACGAGGATCAATCTCTCAGGGTAGAGATTGACCTGGAAGCTGACGAACCCTTCCATCCCCAGTTCGATGAGCATCCCTTACAGGATACACCGAAGCTAGGGATGGTGCCAGAGGGTGAGGTTCGATGCTGTGTCTAGATCCTTGCCCGGACGTTGAACGTCATGACGATGTAGAGCAGCGGGAACACCGGCTGGTAGTAGGCCGAGAACAGAAGGACCGTGGGGTCATCCGGGCTCACGTCCGCCGAGATACCCGTGTAGGCCGCCACGATCTCGGCTTGGACGAGCTGGTTGAAGAGCGAGGTCATGGTGACCTCGACTTCGTTCGTCCGGGAGGCCAGGAACTTCGTCCCAATGAAGGCATCGAGGACGATGCGGCTCTGCTGCTGAACGTAGTCAGCAATCTGAGTGACCGTGGGGAGCCTCGTCAGGACATTGCTCATGTCCGTGGTGAGGCCCTGCCTCACTCGGATGATCGGGTCTAGGTCCTCCAGGATGGTGATGCCCGCCACAGCCGTCTGGTTGGCCTCCACGGGGTCCAGGGTCCGAGGGAGCCTGGTGAAGCCTTGGATGGTCCTACGGGTGTACGGGGTGGCAACGTCCACGGCTGGGCTCACGACCGCACCCGCCAAGGCTGCCGCCAGGAAAGTACCATCCACGAGCTGTTCGAAGGACTCTCCCAGCTCATTGTTGAGGGTGATGACCGCCGAGTCAGGGTAGACAGCGATCATACGGTTGGAAAGAAGAGCCTTGGCAATCGTCTGGGCGTTTGTCGGGGAAGTGCCAGAGGCAAACCCGATGAAGCCCATCCGCTCAGCCTGGTTCCGGATGTTGCTCTGCGTCTCGCAGTGCTGGAGCAGGTAGTTGTATACCTGTGTGCTCGTCGTCAGAGGCACCAGGATGTCCGGCTTAACCTGACCTGGCAGCGGGATTGCAAGCTCCTGGATGGCGTCGATGAACTGGGCATCCGACGCCTGGTTGGTGTTCGGAACCTTGAGCACCTGCTTGATACCCACCAGGACCGCCCCGTTGAGGATGGCTAGGTAGGCAGCCAGGCTGACCCGGTTCTCGGCTGCAAGGGGACCGAAGTTCGCCTCGATGCTCTTGAACTGCTGGAATAGACGAGCCTGAAAGTCCTGCTTCCGGAAGAAGTAGGTGATGTAGTAGAAGTCCCCGATTGCGGGCTCCAGACCGCCAGGATTGAATGTCCGGACGGTGGCCGTGTCGTTGACTGCCACGTTCACCGTGTCCGTCACGATGGTCTCTAGCCCTGGGATGGACAGGTACGGGATTGCCGGTTGTACATTCCAGGTCGTAGACACAGCCATCGTGAAGAAGCCCGTAGCCGTGTAGCTTCCAGTGATGGCCGGGAGGATGGTGAATCGGAGACCGGTCCGAGCATCCGTGTAGGTCTGACCTGGGGTACCAGTTCCAGACGATCCGGATGCAATGTTGGACGAGGAAACCGTGTAGAAGTCCCTGGCATCCTCTCCATTGTCTCCGGAGGTACCAACCACAATCCCAGTTCCAGTGGTGCTATTGAACGCATCCCCAGAGCCAGTGGCAAAGGCCACAGACGAGGTAGCTGCACCCGTGGTGATGGACTCGATGGTGAGGTAGGTGGCCCCATTGAAGGTAGCCGGATAGGCCACACCAGCAGCCAGGAACCCGGCCGTATCGTCCAGAGCGTTGACAACCTCCTGTGCGGAGACGTTCGTGGCTCCAGCCGAGTCGCTTTCATTGAACCCTAGGACGTCCAGCGAGTTCGAGGCCAAGATGGTGATGCTTGAACCCGCGCTTGTCGTAGTGCTGGTAAGCCTCAGCTTGTTGAGGTTGGCCAGAGTTCCGACAGAAGCCACACCTGGGACGACAAGGTTGACGTCCGCTGCCACCTGAGCCGTAGTCCTAGCCGGACCAGCGGTCAGTGGGATAACGTAGTCAATCCCGTCCACCCTGAGATTCAGGGTGTCAGTGACACCCGCATCAATGGCGTAGGGGCCAACCGTCGAACCCAAGAGGGTGGCTGGCTTGTTGAGTGCGTTCGGGCTGCCAGAGGCCGCCTGGAATGTGGAGTACCCGAGGACAGTCTCCAGGGTGCCCTGACGGATGGAGACCCTAGAGGCATGGTCAAACCCACCAGGAAGAGCCGCAGGAACCGAGTAGCTCCGGATGATGAAGAGGGCATCCGTAGGTGAAGCACCGATCTGGACAGAGCTGGCCAGGTTATTCGGAGCCGTACCAATGAATGGAGCCGCTGCATCGATAGCTGCGTTGATGTCGGTGACAATCTGGGCGGGAGTCCGGAGGCCCACCGTGACGGCTACCGTCACATCGGTTCCGTCGATGGTCAGTTCCAGGACGTTGTTCGGGGAGGCTGGGATAGTGATCTGGCTCAGGGCACTGATCGCCACGTGCCTACTGACCAGGTAACCCCGACGAGAAGTGTTGAGGTTCGTCGAGATGGTGCCACCGTTGAGGATCGTCCTCCACGTATCTGAGAAGACCGTGAAGAACGAGTACGGCTGTGCTCCACTATTCGTGAAGGCCGCATTCTTAGCGGCTGCGGTACCGAACAGGACCGTGACCGTCTCGTCCACGGGGGTACCAGCCCCAGTGTGGAAAGCGTCCGTGATCTGCTCCACGCCACGAGGCCACTGAACGATCTCAGGGAGACCAGTCTTCACTCCAAACCGGATCTGCCGGAGGTTGGTCTGGGTTGAGGTCGCGAAAACCTCGAACTGGCCAAACCCAACCGCTCCCGCAACCTTGTTTGTCAGGGTGAAGGTGTCGTCCGTGATACGGTTGTACCAGAACGTGCAGTAGGCATTGTAGTCCGGGGGAACCGTGTTCCTCAGCGTGATGATCCTGGTCGAGGCATCTACTTCGAGAACCTCAACAGCGGACCGCCCAAGGGCATCTCGGAGATTCCGACCCGTGAACACGACCACGAGGTCAGGACGATTGGTGTTGAGGCCAATCCTCTGATTCGTGATTGCCAAATACGTGGACTGCCCCAGGGGCGTGTCCCGTCCGTTACCCGTAGTCGGAACTGCCGGGAGGATGAACTTGGTAGTAGAGACAACAGCGGGAACCACCGTAGTATCCACAAACCGAGCCGCTGGGGTCAGATACAGCTTGTCATCTACCAGAGTCGGAAGGATCTGGGTGTCGTCGAACAGCTCTGCACCCGGAGACCGGAGTGTAGATGCTACAGACACACTGGTTCCCCAGTGAACAATGGACACGTCCGGGCTCGGATTCGAGATGACGAAATCCTGTTCCTGGATGTAGTCCGAACGACCAGGAGAGAACCCACACCGAACCACCGACGTGACCTGCGTGTTAGGCAAGTAGTCGAAGGTGTCCTGCCAGGTGTTGAAGTAGTATTGGATCGTGACCGTGGACCCCGGGGTAGGGGCCGAGGGTAAGGTCACAATCCCGTTGTTCCCGTCAACAGCAGTCGGGATGACCTGAACGTTGTTGACCTTGGCCACCACCTTGGAGGGGTCCGTCGTGGTGATACCACCATCGGAACCATCCACGATGGGACGCTGGAACACCCTGAAGTTCCGGTTGCGGTCCGTAGCGGTGTTCGGGGCGAAACCCAGTGCTCCGTTGGCATTCCCGGTCCCCATGTTGAGGGACGACGCCGCAAAGAACCGGACGTGCTTGTTGCCAGCATTGTCCGTGAACACTAGCGTGGAAAGACCCGAGATCAGATTGGCGTCGATGAGGGCCTTCAGAGCAGCAGCAGTGTAGGAAGTGCTGGGGGCCAATGTGACGGTCGTCGTGAGACCATCCACCGCGATGGTGAGGGTGTCGGTCGTTCCAGCCGTGATGGTGAAAGGCTCGAAAGCCGGAGTCGTGAGTACAGCCTGCGTACCCGTCACTTGCTCAGAGACGTCATCCGTGATCAGCGTGTCCGACCGGTGGAAGTAGTACGTGCAACGGATGTCGTCCCCTACCTGAGGGGGCACCTGGAGGATGACATAGCCATCCTGTCCTTGAACGCCGCCGACGGACACTGGAACGCCGTTGATCGTGCAGGAAACAGACCGAGCATCGTTGGTCGTCCGGCCGAAGCCCTGACCGTCCACGATGGGGTAGTTCCGGACCCTGAACTTGGTCAGGAGGCCGTTTGCTGCCCCCAGAATCGGGCTGGCCGGATTCGTGTCATCCACAACGAACCGCTGGCTGTTATCCTCCCGGACGATCTGCTGATCCAGGTTCGAGCTTGAACCACGCACCATCTCCAGGTCGAATTGCTGAAGCTCCTCTTGGCCTACCCCGATGACGAACGGGATGCGAAGGCCAGCGACCAGGTTGGCCGCATTTGCCTCGGTCAGAGTGCGAGTGTAAACGCCCGGGGGAACGTAGGTGACGAAGGGGCCTAGAGCCATGATATTCCTCGAATTTTCAGTTCTCTGCTGTGGTCTTCATCTTCATCTAGGGCTTTACATCTGGATTTGGGTCTGGATCTACATATCTGGGTCTACAAGTGGAATCGTGCGAAAAGCGTAACCGACTGTGACCGGGCGACCCCTGGTCTCTTTGGGCACACTCGGAGGGCGTAAAAGACGGATTATTGGTCCTCCTCAGCCGCAGCCTTCGCAACCCTCTTGGCTTCCTCGGCCAGCCTCTTTCTGGCCTCTTTTCGCTCCGGCGTCATCGCCTCGTACTCAATGAAGGTGCGGTCCGGAGCATGCTTGCGGATCAGCCCTTGGGACTTTCCTCCCAGCCGAACCTGACGTTTCAGCTCCTCACGAGCATGGATTTCCTGCCATCGGGCACTCGCCTGCATTCCTACAGCGATGTCATCCGTGGGGTAATCATGCTTGGTGACCCCTGAATTCGCCTCGGCTGTACCAGAGGTAGTTGCGAAGTCGAAGCCGAAGCCCTGACCATCCCACACCCTGGGAGCTATTTCTTTGCAGGAAGGGCAAACATGGGTAGGATGCTCCCCCATCTTGAGGTTCCGGTCGAACCTGACGTTGCATTCCAGACAAGAGAACTTGTACTTCGGCATCACCCAATCCGCTCAAAGAGGTCGTTACGACCCACGATGGCAGGTCGAGTAGCAAAAAACAGAGTCCCTATGGATAGGGCATTCTCTGGATTGATCTGCGTGACCTTGCTGATCGTGAGCGGGAGCGGGATGTGAATTTCCCAGTCAGCCCTGAGCTGAATCGCCATCGATGCCGTGTAGAAATACAAGTCTCCAGTCTCGTCCGCTGATTCCTCAGCCTCCCCACCCATGGAGATGTCTAGGACTTCGATGCCCTCAAACTCCAGAATAGGCTTCTTCTCTCCCCAGAGGTACATCACACATAGGTCGGCAATCTCCTCCATCTGTGTGGTGTCTCTAGAGATCACGTCGAAGTCGAAGGAAACCTCGAACTTACCACCGTAGGCGTTGGCCGTGTCCACGCGATCTCGGTAGACCACTACCGCAACCTTGTCGCCCACGGAGGATCTCTTCCCGAAGGCTAAGACCACCCCAGGTAAGGTCTTGAAGTCCGCCTGATTCCACTTGAATGTCACAGGTCCGAGGGAAGGAACCGCATACCGGTAGTCCGCCGTGATCTTGGTGCCAGAGGGGAACCGTACATTGAAGAGAATTTCCCCCGTCTGGTAGTTCACGGTGAAGTCTGTTCCCTCATTCAAGAGGAAGTTCCGGCCCTGCCAAATCCGCACGGTCTGTCGGACAGGGATCTGCTGTAGTTGAGCGGTTGTCTCAAGACCAGTGGTGATCTGTAAGAGTGGCTCGTCTATCTGTGTCAGGAGGGGGTCAATAACGAACGCCCCATCGTCCTGAGCGTTCTCGGGGACCTTGAGAATCTCCAGGTAGTAGACCCCTGGTAAGGTCGGGAACACGTCGTTGTTCGCCCTGACCGCATCCAGGTCTTCCTTCACCCATTCTAACGGGTATGCAGGCTGTCCCACGTAGGCCAGCATCACGTGGCTCTGGACTGTCCCGATGAAGTTGTCCGGAGCTAACTGGACCTTGTTGGCACTAGATCCCTTGATCACGATCCCGTACTGGGGACGCTCGTCGAAGGCAAATCGATTCTGGATGTAGGGGACCAGCTTTGCGTACAGGGGATGACGAGAAAAGCTGTCCTGGAGTTCCAGGATCAAACGTCTCTTGAGAGCGCCTGTGAGGTAGTAGTACATCTAAGCCAGAAGCCCTTCACGGCTCAGGGCATCATGAACTGCCTTGAGAATCTTGTTCTGATTCAAACGAGTTAACTTAGAGACTACGAGTGACCACGTAGTGGACATCTTTAGAGCGATGGCCAAGAGCTTGTGTGGATCTTTGAAGTGATTCACAAGCATGGGGTTCCTGTATGCCCGCACAACGTCATCCACGACTTGCTGCATCCAGGCACGCACTTCCAGGGGGTCGTTGATGTATGCTGTTTCGTCTGTGACTTCCTGCTTCTCCGGTCCCTGCTTGTAGTACGTGGGGGCGGGATGGTCAAAAACAGATTCCGCAGCATGCGTCAACTCATGGATCAGCGTGGAATAGAGACCGAATGGGAGGCACCTGTCATGTGTGCATGAATGGAGAGGAGCGAACCTCCCCCCTTTCATAGGGTCCGGGTCCAACCATTCTTGAGGTGAAAGCGCACCATTGATCCATAGGGAGACTTGGCTACGGTAAGCGCCCCTCTCAAAATGAGCTTTCCCAGCCGCACCACGTAAGACAGCAGCCCATTTACCCTTCGCCGCAAGGCTATGCACTTGAACATCAACGCTGATGCTGAGGTTGCTACCAGGGATATCAACCTCTGTGACTCCGTGAGTAATACCATTCACGGAACCCAATGGCTCGTTCGTAGGCTTGTGTCGTTGGATCCATTCAAGAATGTCAGGAACCAAAACGGTCGAGACAAAGTTGCCGACCTCTCTCTTGTCGAGAAACACAGGTCGTGTGGCTACACGATACCTGTGAACGACACGTTGAGAGAGACCATCCATCAGTATTCCTGCTCAGCCAGGACGAGCATACCCTCAGCCACAGCCGTCATCGGGTCACGAGCTGCACGAATCTCACTGATCTCGATAGGGAAGCCCCGCTTGGAGACCGCTAGGAACTCCTCTTGGAATACTGACAGGAACCCAGTGGCCAGGGAAGTACCTCCGGAAACCACGAAGGGAATTGGACCAGGAAGGCTAACTGAGTTCTGAACCTTCTTGAACTGGGCTGCGATGTTCTCCAGGCAGTACCGAATCAGAGCCCGAATGTAGAGCACGATGGCTTCCTGCTCACGGCCCTTTGGGTTCACAAGGTCCACGCCCTTCTCCTTGAGAGAACACATCTGGGAGGCCGTCTTACCAGTGGCCTTGGCAGCGTGGGTATCGACCCAGTCCCCACCTCGGGCCACAGCGAATTCCATCCCCTTGATGCCCTGGATAGCCAGGGCAATGTTACACATACCCGCCCCGAAGCTCACGGCCAGACCCGAGAAGTTCTCAGGGACACATTGGGAGTAGATGATTGCCATCGACTCATTCATGGGATGCGGTGTGTACCCCAGCTCGGAGAGGATTTTTCTGAAAATCTCCGTGTGGTAGACGATGTCCTGATCGGGGTCATCAATTGGAGCAGCAGGCACGCTGTAGTAGCAGTGCTCTCCCTCACCTTCAGTGATGTTCCCTCCGTCAGACAGGGCACTGAACAGCAGTCTCTTGAGTACAGCCTGAGCGTCTAGCTCACCGGCCGCGATGACACCCCTTGAGAGGGGCCTACGAGCCTCTCTCTTGAACAGGTTAGCCATCGTGAGGGCCGAATCCCCGACGATGAGGAAGCTGTCCTCGAACTCGATGTAGTCCGCCTTGGAGAGCTTCAGGGACCTCTCAGCGTCCCTCTCGACGTCCAGGAAGGCGTCTCGAACACGGCGTGTGGTGATCTTGCCGTTCTCCCCGTGACGGGCGGCGACAAGATTCATGGTGCCGATGTCTAACCCGACACCCGGTTTGCTCTGGGTCTTTGCCATTTGATCCTCATCTGATTTGGATTTGATTTTGGGTTTACCGGCCATAGCTGTATGGAGCTACGTCGTTCCTCTGTTTCAAGAGGTAGACGAACTCCTCGTGCTTGTCCGCAATGTCTTGCAGGAGATTCTCGGTACCATCACTCAGGATACCCGCCTGGCCTAACACTCCAAGGACAGTCTTGATTGCCGCAAGGACGTGGTACTCCACATGCAGGCTGACAGCAACCATCCCATTCGGACCTTCTTCAACTTTGGTTCCTTGGTAGCACTTGGCTATACACCAGGCCAGGTGCTTGGCCTGAATCACGGGGTCTACCAAGGACGGGCTGCCAAGGCCGACTGTCCTTTCGGCCACCGAATCGATCCCAGGAAGGGTTTCGTTGTAGAGTCTCTCGAATAGCTGGTGGTCCCCGTAGAAGCTCTGCCCTCGGGTCTGCCAGTGGTGGGTCTGGTGGACCATGGCCGCTGCCCGGAGGCAGGTCAGGAGGACGGACATGTACCCCAGGTCGCCGCCGTAGTCCTTGGCCAGGAGGTGGACGGACTGCTCCGTGTCCCCATGGGCCTGCTTGACCCATCCTTGGACCTGAGCCTTCTGAGTTGCTGCCAGCTTCACAGCGGGCCTCCCAGGTGGCAGGAAAGGGGGTGCATGGCGTAGGGGGTCAAACTGAGTGGGGTCCACC